AGATTATTTTGAATCCACTCTGCCAACTCAGGATTAGGAACACCATCAATCTCGATGTCTGCGGCTTGACCTTTGCAGTGGTCAGAAGTCTTAGAGCCACCAACAGCGGCATTTGACTCAGGGCTACGGTAGCCAGAGTTAACGGTTACAGACTTGCCAAAGTGGTCACGAACAGGCTGAAGCACCTTCTCGCAAAGGGTTTTCAAGTTCTCCAAAGCCTCGTCATCAGGGGTATTGTCCAATCCCAATCGGGTGGCAGTATCTGACTTTGTGAGTTCTTTGAGGGTGAAGTTTGCTGACAGGTTCATTTGATTTCCTTCTGTGATTCAAGGGCTTGGTTGTACAAATTGATGCAAGCATTTAGCTTGGTTATTGCTCGATCACCCTCCTCGGCTATTGCGAAAAGAGCTTTTCCAACTTCTGGGTCAATGTCGGCTCGTGCTTCTCCTCCACTATCTCCTGTGGGAGTTGTGGAATCTGTGGGGGCTTGTATGGGGCAGGACGCTTTGAGGCGCAACTTGAGATTACCACTGTCAATAGCAAGATCACGCTGTTTTGTAACCAATTTGGCCTTTTCATTTGATACCCTCAATGCAGTTGATGTTGTGGTTACAGCGGCCACCAAAGCCGCCTCCTTTGCCCTAGCTTGTGTGTTTAGGCGGTCTACTTCTTCTTGTTGAGCCTTGGCCTCGTAGTGCTGACCAGTACAGTAGCCACCACCAAAGATCAAGACAAGAACTAGCAAACCTCCAAGGATGTTACTCATGGCTTTGGCGGCTCATCGTTGTCGTTGTCAACAGCTTCAGCCTTGGCACTAGCAGTAGCCACAGCAGAAACAGCCTTACGACCAGCAACACCACCCAAAACACCAGTACACAACAACATGATGTCGTTCAGCATCTTGGTGTAAACCTTGTCAATCGGAGCCATGCCAACCATAGGCTGAGTAACAAATGTCACCGAATAGATGAAGCTAAAGCACGAACCAATCAGAATCAATGCAATCACCACAATGACAAAAGCCCATACACGAGCCTCAATCTCCTCTGGTGACAAACGATTGTTTTGTTTATATCCTACTGTTGCCATTATTTCGACTCCTTCTCTGTTTTGGTAAGTTGATCTGGACAAGTACCAGTAGCGGTACAGATTGGTGGCTTGCACTCAGCAAGTTCAAAGTTTGCAGGGTCTTGGCACTTATAGCGGAATCTGTCTTCACAACCCGCTAACAACCCACAAAGGATGCCAACGCAGACAGTCAGCGCCAACAGTTTAAGTTCATGTTTTGTCATTTTTGCGTTTCTCCTGTTCAATTTGCCGTCTTAACTTCTCAACCTTCTCAACCTGTTCCTTGACCTCGTGCTTGGCTTCCAAGATGTCCAAGTACAGCATCGCACCCAAAGGCAAGAGCAAGGCCACCAACACACAAGCAGCAATCCATCCCATTATGCTTTCCCCCAACGACTCAGTAGGAGAAGCCACAACCACAGGTAGAGGAGGAATATAGTAGTTGCCGCTAGGTACGCTAGTTTTAGCTGGAAGTTTCTTTCTTCCTCCTTGCGTTGCCATACTTCTTGCCTCTTTTTCGCCTCTTGTTTCAGCCTAGCCTGATCTTGCTCCTCCTGAATGACCTCTTTCATGTCAAAAACTGAACTGTACAAAGCACCCATCTCAGGTGGACTCTGGTAGACCATTGTTTCCCTGATCGGACAACAAGCCTGTCCATCTCTTGCTGTGCCATCACTCTTTTGAGTGCCGCCTCCATGTGGTTTTGATCTGGGTCGTAGACTGTTCTAGACTTTTCTTCTTCTTCTCGTATGTGTGCCGCAAGTTGTTCTTGAAGTTTGAAGAACTCAGTGAGGTTCTTAACAATGTCCACTTTGACTTGAGTTTCGTCAACAGCAACATAAGCAGACTTTTTAGCCTTTGCAACAGGTTTAGCAGCTTTAGGCTTGGGACTAGAGCCAAAGAAACCGCTAAGTTTTGACCAGAAACCTTTAACCTCTCTACCAATAGCGATAACTTCATCCGCAGTGGCTTTAATCTCCACAAAAGACTCTTTAGCTTGTTTGTATAGCTCACAGCCAGCTTGGATGTTCTTAACAAGACCAGCCGCAAGTAAACAGATGCTGATAGGGTCAATTTTGTGTCCTTAGTCAAGTGGCAGTCTGAGTTCAGGAGGCAAACGCTCTTCTGTGTTGTACTGAAATACAGCACTTGGAGCCAATACAGCGCCAGCTTGGGGAGCAGCCCTTCCCAACATACCACCAGCTTGTTTAACCAACTCAGGACGAGAACGCAACAAAGCATCCAATACAGCTTGCCCAGACTCGCTATACATTGTTGGAACTGTTGCAGCCAAAGGAATGCCTATTTGTGGTTGTGAAAGCATACCCAAACCACCAAGGGTAGAAGCGGCGACTCGACCCTCTAGGGTTGATCTTGATTGATCTCCAAGAACGTCAACAGCGGCATCTGAAATCTCTTGGCTCTTAGCTTTACCTTTTGCAAATGCAGATTTACGTCTAGTTGCATCAGCCTGTCTAACAGCCGTAGAAAACTGTTTTGGAGTAAACACACCGCTTTGTGCGCCAGAATTGGCGGCAGCAATGTTGATTACAGACAAATCACTATAGGCACTGTCAATCCTACGCAATTTCGGTGTTTGTTTTGGGTTTTGAAAGTACAACTCTTTCTTCAAAACACCCAGAACATCACTTAATGCCTGTCCAACTTCTCTTTCTGACGCAACAGTGCTATTCAAGTAGTTACTTGCTTTCTTACGCAAATCAGACTCAATGCCTTTGAACTCTTTGCCATCAATCTTTTGACCAGCAAATTTACCCAAAACAATGTCATTAAGCGTTGAAGCAACTTCTTGTCTTTGATTGGCAGATAAATTTGTGTTTTTGCTCAGTGAAGACAGAATATTGCTTGTTGTTGCAAAGTCCAAATCAAAGGTCATCTTTGACAATACATCATCATATTGGTTTGACACTTGCTCAGAAGCATAAGCAATAGCATCTCGACCAACAACATCAGATGGAAGTTTGTCGTTAACTTTCTTTAACGCATTGTTGACAACAGACTTATTAAAGTCAAACAAAACACGCTGTCTTGCATTTTCAATGCTAGAACCAATCAAAGGTAAGTTTTGTGCAAACTCCTCCATTGATTTAAATTGACCACCCAATGTTTGACCTGTTGTTGGAGTAATTCCCAAGTCACGCATTGTTTGCTCTGCCTTGGAGACAAGAGGATTCAAGACTCGACCAGCAGCAGAAACAACTTTCTCGCCAATAGGGGCTGTAACAGCACTAACACCAATCTGTTGTGCCTTTTGTGGCAAGAATTCGCCTTCACCAGTAACAGGTTGCATAGCGCCACCAACAGCACCACCAGCTACGGCTTGAGCAGTTGCACCATAACCAGCGCCACGAACCAATTGAGCCGCTCTAGTGGCAGGAACAATGGTTGCTGGATTAAGGACGTTGCCAGCCAATCTAGGAACATCAAATCCAGTTTCACCACGAGCCATGCGTTGTTGTTGGTAGGCTTGTTCTTCAGCACGAGCAAGTTCATCCATGCGTTGTGCTTCGCCTGTAAAGAACTCACTTACAGGATTTTGATAAGCACCAAAACCAGAAGTGACGCTAGACAAGGCACGAGGCAATAGTTGTGCGCCACCAGTGATAGGGTCTTTCAACCCCATCATGAAGCCTGAAGATGGTGGAGTTACTTGAGGCTGACCAGAAATTGCTCGTGCTATTTGTTCATCAGTCATCCCATCTGGAAACTCAACTACATCGTTACCTACTTGTACATAGCTTGGCATCTTATTCTCCAGTTATGGATTCAACTTTTTGGGTTTGTGGGTTGTACCGTTTAGTTGCTCTTGGTGTAGAAGGTGTTGGCACATCCATTGGCTGAAGTGGCAACTCTCCACTAGACGCTTGTTTTTGCAAACGAGCAATATTGTTGCGAATCTTCTTCTCTGCACTAGCCAAAATGCGTTTCATAGATTCTGGTTCTAGACGCTGATCTCCAGCAACAACTTTTTGCAGATACTTCAATTCCTCATTAGAGTCATTGCCACCAAACTGTTGCAGTCTTGGAATAACAATTTCACCAATGTTCGCCATAAACACTTCAGTGTTTTGAACCTTCTTAGGGTCGCCAATGCCAGTAAATTTAGCAACAAAGCCTTTTTCAGGGCCATATGCTCCAGCATAAATACCCTTGTCAATCAATTTGATTGCATCACCAATTCCAGTTTGCAAAGAAAATTGACTTTCAATATTTGCAGCATTTTCACCAACTACTTTTCCAGCAGCTTTAGCAGCCGCACCAGTATCAACTGAGATTCCACCAATAATCACATTGCCAGTGCCTTTGCTTGCACCCTTGGTTACAGCATTGATATGCTCAAGCATTCTC